GTCCTATATCGGTGACCATATCAGCCGCCTGTTGCCTGACGGGTACGCCGCGCACACGTTGCGCCACCGGTTCGCCACCACGGCCTACGCCGCCACACACGACCTGTTCGTGGTCGCGGAACTTCTAGGCCATGAGTCTGTGGAGACCACGGAGCATTACGTGGCCATGCCCGACGGCCGTCTACGAGAGGCAACGGCGGCCGTCAGACTTGACGTTTAGGCCGCGTGACGTGCCGAGAGCCGTGCTTTCTTGGTGCGAGCCGCCTTCGTCACGTCGTTGTCCTTCCAGTAGCACCAGATGGCGCTGCCGGCTGTCCATGCGAGGCTTACGAGCTGCGTGATGGTCGTGTCATCGATGTTGAGCACCGGATGGCCGAACATGGTCAGTGCCTGGTTGACAAGCGCAAGGAGCAGCACGAGGAATCTGGATATTGTGCCGCCGTCGATTCTCGGCGTCGATGCCTCGGTGTCGTCATCGGTGGCGGCCTGTATCTGCGCGGAGACCGGCATCACGGTTACTTCCGTTGTGCTGGTCGCTGGTAGTCGGTTTTCCGTCGTGTCGGTCATTTCGTGGTTCCTTCCAGCTTGCTGATTTTTTCGGACAATTCGCTGATCTGCTGCTGCTGCGTCTCGATGGTCTTGGTTAGATGCTTCAGCATTCCGGGGATCTCGAAGCAGATGGTGTTGTAGATGTTGCCGCCCGGTGCCGATCCCTTGTAGCTGTATTGCATGATGCTGTCTCTGATGCGTTTTGGCAGTTCGTAGTTGAGCAGGTTGTACATGTTGCCGCCCGGTGTGGCGTTCTTTCCGTTGGGCTTGTAGGCCCAGTTCCATACTTCGTCTCCTGCGTTTGACATGGAGCCTCCTTCGAGTATCTGATTTGCTTTGTCGATGATCTGCTTGTATGGCAGGCCGTTGGGCGCGAGGTCGGGGCAGGCGAGGTGGTCTGTGCCTGGGATCTCCCGGTGTAGCCACACGTTGCCTTTCAGCCCGTCGTGCCACAGTTTCGTCCACCCGTACCTGCGCGCGATGTCGGCGCAGAGGCGCGCGCTTGCGTCGATGCACTCCTGTGTGCAGACCGCACCGTTGGCCATTCCTCCCTCATGCTCGATGCTGATGGTCGAATTGTTCGATGCCCAGTTCGCGTCGGAATAGCTGCCGTCGAGTTCCGACACGTATTGGTGGATCTCTCCGGTCGCGCCGATGCCGTAGTGGGCCGAGGCACGGCTTGACTGGCTGGCGAACGTGGAATCGGTGCCGGCCAGGTATCCGACCATGATGTGCAAAGTGATGTGCGTGACGCCGTAGCCGTTGCGGCCCACGTAGTGGTTCGGGCTTCCCTTCCAGATGATGTCGCTCATGTTGGCTCCGTCCTAGTCGTTGAAAAGGTCTTCAGGTGGTTCCGGCGGTGGTGGTGGGGCGCGGCGGTAGATGTGGTCAATGAGTTGCCGGTTATATTGCCAGAGGCGTTGGTTGTCGACCTGCATCTTCTGCGCGAGCCTGTAGGCTTCCATCTTGTTCTTCGCGGCGGCCGAGAGGGTGGAGACCAGTGCGCCGACTACCGCGCCGACCGCGCCGACGATGGCGATGACGAGATCCGTCATGCGGCCGGCCACATCATGGTTGCATAACGATTGTCGGAGATTTGCCCGCCGCCGCGACGCGAGTAGACGATGGCCCCGGTTGTTTTGACGATGAATACACCGATTGAGGTGTTGTTGGAGCACATCGGTGCGAAATTCAGTTCGCGCGGCGGTCGTGCTTCCTCGGGGAGCGTGCCTGGCATTTGGCTTTCGCTCCATCCGTTGGTGCCACTGTCTGAGAGATTGACCGTGACGTAAACGAATCCATGTTTTATCATGTATTCGCATTTCCAGCCTGATTTGTTAACAAGCGTTGTTTCGGCTTTGTCGTCGGCGGTGTACCAGTGTGCGTGATGCCAGCTGGTCCCGTCCCAGATGTACGGGCCGGTGTTGTCGCCGTCCGAGGTGACGAAGCCGGTCTGGCCGACCGTGGCCGTCTGTGCCTTCAGCGATGCGAGCGTGGTGGCGATCACAGGTGTCGCACCGGCTGGGGTGGAGCGTCTATCGACGGTATCCAGCGCGGTCTCGAAGGTGTCGGCCATGGCCTTGAACGAGTCCGGCGCGGATGACACAAGGTCGGTGCCTTCCGGATACGCGAGGCCGTAGATTGGTGTTGTTGCGGTCATTATGGTCCTTTCTGTCAGTCGATTGTTTGGATCATCGAGAGGTCGCAGATGTGCAGGTCGAGCTGCTGCCAGCTGAGGGTGGGCAGGTCGGCCCATGTGATCCGTTTCGTCAGGAGCGGCCGGAGCGCCGTGAGCGTCGCTTCCTGGGTGAGTGTGGGCTTGCCGTTGCGCCATCGGTATGAGAGCGTCCCGCCGATGGTCGTGATCGGGCCGGTGAAGGACGGTCGGCCGTCTGAGCCGGTCAGGGCCGACGCCTTGGCCTTGACGATGATGAACGGGCCGGATGGGCTTGCCTTGTACAGCCATGGCCGTCGTGCCGGGTCGAGTCGCGTGCTGTTGAACGTCACTGTCTCCGGTACCATGCGCAGGTCGTGCGATTCGAGCCATTGCGCGATGTTGACGCGGTCCGTGTCGCTGACGGTCGAGGTGCCGCCGCTGTTCCATACGCCGCCCGAGTCGTCCACGGCGAGCATGTCGGAATCGACGGTGAGGCTCTTCTGCATGGCGGTCAATTGTGGTGGCAGACGGTCCTGGTCTCCCATCGCGATCTCCACGTCGTCGAAAGAGAGCTTGCCGTTGTCCGATTTGACGCGTTTCGCGTTGATGACGACCTGTGTCAAAGGTTCGGTGATACTCAGATTCGTCGATGCTTCGATGTCGGCCGCCGAGAGCGCGTGGCGTGTCTCTCCGTCGGTGAGGACGGTGAGTCGGCCATCGGTTGACAGGTGCACGGCGATCGGGTCGGCGAGGAACAGCGGCCTGAGGGTTGATGTCGCGCCGTCGTAGACTTCGTGCCATTGCGGGAGTCGTGGCCCGGCGGTGAGCCGGTGCAGCAGGTCGAGCTGCGATGGGTGGTCGGATGGCGTGTATGGTGCGACGCTTGACGGCAGGGCGAGCCCGTCCAGTTGGGCTTCCGGCGCTCCCTGCGCCGAGGCCCTGCGGTTCATCTCCTTGAGGCGTGCGGATGGCGCGCCTATCCAGTGCGCGCCGTTCCATTTCGCGGCCGTGTCTGTCGGTCCTTGTGATTGCAGACGTTTCCATACGGCCATCCTCGATGTGGCGGAGAGTTTGAGCAGCCACCCGCCGTCGCTGGCCGGTTCGATGCTGCCGCCGGTGGACACGCTGCCGGCGAACATTGTTTCGGATGGCGAGTCTGGCGAGTCTGGCGAATCTGGCGAATCTGGCGAATACGTCTTGTGGAGCGAGCCGATGGGGATGCGCAGATCGCGCCAGCCGCCCATCGCTGGCGTCAGGTCCATCCATCGAGGCTGGTTGGAGAATTGGACGACCACTTTCATGCCGGCCAACGTCAATGCCTGGCCTGCGAGCCGTCCGGTGCGGTCGCGGAGGGTGAACGACATCACGGCAGGTTCGGGTTGTTCGTCGATGCCGTCGCTTCCCCAGTCGATGACGAACGAGTCGAGGGCCGCGATGTCCTTGGTGGAATCGTTGACGGGTGTCCATCCGTTGCCGGTGTCGATGAACATGAAGCACTGCTGCATCTATCTCATGACCTCCTTGCGTCGTAGTCGGCCAGGAGCCGTCTGATGGCCTTGGCGGTGCCGTCCTTGTCGATGACCTCGCCGTTGATCTCCACGTTCCAGGTGTTGACCACGGCTGGCGTGGCCGTGTTGCCCTGGGCGGAGAGGTTGAGGGGCATGGCCGCGAGTCTGCGGTTTGCGCGGCTGATAGCGGTTTCGACGTGGCTGTCGAACCCGGTGTTGAGGCCCTTGGCGAAGCCGGTCATGATGGCCTGGCCGGCGGGGATGAGCAACCTCCGGTCGTAGCTGATCGGGCCTTTGTGGGCCTTGATCCAGTCGCCGATGCCGCTGATCCAGCCGGTCACGTTGCTCCAAGCGCTTTTGAGTCCGTCCCAGAAACCGTTGATGATGCTTGCGCCTGCGTTGACGAGGATGCTGCCGGCGTTGCCGAAGCACCCGGCGATGGAGCCTGGTAGTCCGCGGAACCAGCCGACTACGCCGTTCCACGCGTTCCTTGCCCCGTTCGCTGCCGAGTTGAAGATGTTGACGATGGTGGAGCCGAGCCCGGAGAAGAAGCCGATGATGCCCTGCACGCAGCTGGAAAGGTAACTCGTGAAGCTCGCCCAGACGGACCGCCCGGTGTTGGTGCAAGCAAAAAAGTAGCTGAGTCCGGCCACGAGCGCGGCGATGAGCGTGATGACCAGCATGATCGGGTTCGCGGCCATGACCGCGTTGAGCAGCGCCTGTGCGGCCGCGGCCAGCTGCATGGCCGTGGTCATGGCGGTGACGACTGCGACGGCTCCGCCGACCGCGGCCACGAGAGGGGTAACAAGATCCAGATTCTGACTGATCCAGTTGCCGGCGGTCTTCAGCCAGCCGCCGACCGTCTGCGCTGCAGTGGCGACGGTGTTGAGCATGTTGCTGAAGGCCACGCCGGCCGGTTGTCCTCCGGTCATCGCGTCCACGACGGCCATGATGCCGGTCCACAATGATTGCAGGCCGCCGCCGACCGACTGCGCGGCCGTCTGCAATGCGGTGAACGCCCCGGTGTCCTTGACCTGGGTGAAGAACGTCTGCAATCCCTGCGTGCCGGTCTGCGCGAGGTTTGTGACTGCCGTCGCGGCCGCGTTGATGCCGCCGGTGACGGCCGGTTTGAACAGGTTGAACGCGTCGGTCAGGCCGCCGGTCACGGCGGCTTCGAGGTTTCCCATGGCTCCCTCGATGGTGCTGGTCGATGTCGCGGCCTGTTTCGCCACGTCGGTCATGCCGAGGTCCATCAATGCCTGGTTGAATTCGTCGGCGGTGATTTCGCCCTTGGCCATGGCATCCCTGAAATTGCCTGTGAAGGCCCCGTTCTTGAGCATCGCTTCCTGGAGTTTGCCGGATGCGCCAGGGATGGCGTCGGCGAGCTGGTTCCAGTTCTCGGTGGTTAATTTTCCCGCGCCGGCGGTCTGCGTGAGCATCATCGCGACGCTTTTGAAACTGTCGGCGTTGCCTCCGGCGACGGCGTTGAGGTTTCCGGCGGCTTCGGTCAGTTCCATGTAGTTGCCGATGCCGTTTGCCGCGAGCTGCGCGGTGGTGTTCTGGATGTCATCGAGGCCGTACACGGTGGCGTCGGCGTATTTGCGTGTTTCCTTCGCTGCTGCCTGCACGGCTTTGGTGTCGATGCCGGCGAAGCTCATGGTGTTCATGAACTTGTCGGCGCTGTCCGACATGTTCACCACGTCGCCGGCGAAGCCCTTCACCGTGTCCCACAGCGCGGTCACGCCCTTGACGGCCAATCCGCCGATGGCGCTGCCGAAAGCGGCCGCCTTCGTGGTGGTCCTCTCGAACGCCTTGACGGCATCATCGGCGTTGCCGGTGATGCGCACGCTCATGATCTCGCTGTGCGCCATGGTTCACTCCTTCGGTGTTTCTTCCGCTTCCTTGAGAAGCGCGGCGATGCCGGTGCCCCAATCCAGTTCGTCGGCCTCGTTCCTCCACTGCCATGGCGTGCCGCCGAAACGGCTTGCCAGGAGGAACGAGAGACGGCCGAGCGAGTCTTGTGGCCACGCGGCTAGTCCGTAGGGTTTCCCTCTTCCGGTTCCTCCTTCGGTGCCGCAAGGTCGAAGGACGCCACGGTGTCCAGCCAATGCTCGAAGTCTGGCAGATTGCGGCCGGCCATGCGCAGGGCCGCGTAGGCCGCGTACGCGCCGGAACGGACGGGTGACTGGGTGATGGGGCCCCAGCCCACGTCGATGGCGTGCGCCTCGGCCTTGCATGTCGCGCGCATGGTGATCGGCACGAGCTCGCTGGTCCCGTCCGTGTAGGTGATGCGGGTGGTTGCCATTATTTTCCTTTCACTTGGTTCAGTGTCTTGTCGATGAAGTCCTTGTAGACCTTTTGCCATTGGCTCTCGGTGGAGGCGACGCCGTTGTTGACGAAGAGACGTGGCTTGATGTGGCTGGCCGGCCACCCGTAGTTGATGACTCCCGCGTAGGGCACGGCCTTGCGGCCGGCGCGGATGACGCCGGCGCGTTTCGTCGCTCCGACACGCAGGCTGCCGGCCAGCCGGCCGGTCTTGCCTCGTGGTGCGAGATTGCGGACGGCGGGCAGTGCGATCTGCGCGGCCTCGCGGTTCACTTCCTTCAGGTCGTCCATGTCCGCGCCGGCCTTGCGCATCGTCTGCACGAAGCGTTTCTGGCCGACGACCATCAATGCCTTGCCGGCCATCACTCACCCGAGTAGGCCGTGTGGGCGACGTTCGTGACGGCGAAGCTCAGATCGTTCCTGTTCTTCGCCTTGACATCGCCGCCGATAGCGATTGGCGCGATGGTGACGTTGAAGGTCCACTGGATCTTGCCGGTCTTGTTCGGGACGAACTGGGCCGGCAGCGTCTCGCCCTTGTGGTCGAAGAGCCAGACGGCCAGACCGTCCTCGCTGAAGTCGTCGCCGACGGTGCCCTCGAACGTCCACGTGGTCGTGGTGTTCGTCTCCTCTGATCCGTCGAGGTAGGTGGTCGGGTCGTCGCTGCTGTTCGACGGGTTCAGCTGCGCCTTGGTCAGGTCGGCGCTGAAGTCCCTGCCGTTTGAGGTGTCGGTGATTTTGAAGATGCCTGGTCCGAGCGTGCGGATCTTTCCAGTCATGATTGTGTCCTTTCTAATCCAACGGGTTGAGGGTTATGGTGTAGGCGGCCAGGCTGCCCACTCCGGTCAGGTTGAACGTGCTTGGTTTCGCGTCCCGCAAGTTCACCTGGCGGTCGTGCAAGCGTTGCACGCCGTCGGTCAACAGGTCCAAGGCGGCCGCCTGCGTGGCCATGGTGCCGGCTATGAGGTTCACCGTCCAAGTGATGGTCTGCATATGCCAGCCCTCGAACGTGAGTTCCGGCGGGTCTATCAGCACCGCTATTCTGCCTGGCAACGGGCGGGCGTCCTGCGCGTCGATGGTGACGACGCAAGCGAGGTCTCCCATGGCGTCCGTCAGCATGTCCATAAGGGCTTCGCGCTCTCGTGTTACTTGGCTGCTCATGCGATCACCACGCTCCCGGTCAGGATGCCGGCCGCGTTGAGTTTCGGCCACACCGAGCGCAACGGGTCGCTGCTGACCCTGAACGGTTCCAGCGTGCCGTCGCCCACGCTCATGACGCCCAGCCGGGCGTCGCGGCTGTTGTACAGGTCCGCAGCACAACTCACGATGCAATCGGCCAGCACTTCGTCCTTGATGGACGCCGCGCCCACGGCGCTTGCCACATACGCCTTGGCGGCGGCCAGCTTCGCGGCCAAGCGTTCATCGTCACCGCTTGGCACACTCACCTCATTGCGAAGCTGGGCCAACAACTGTTCGTCGTTCATGTCAGATCACCTCGGTTACGGATGCCAAGTCCCAGCGGCACCATTCAGATCCGTACAGCAGCAGTTGCGCTTCGGTTGCGTCGACGGGGACTGTGATGGCGCCTGCGATTTCCGTCCAAACGCCCGTAGTTGCCAAGACCTTGTTTGTGACGATGATTGGGTCCGCTCCGTCGAAAGAGATCGCGAGGCAATATTCCCGTCCAGTGACTGGTGAGGCCCCCATGCGGAGACCTTCAATGTCGCGCCTGGTATGACATTGAAAGTGGAGGATCGCACGGCTCTGGTGATGCCGGAGCCAGTGTTCTTGAGGTACCGCCGTCCGTCTTTCGCGGATTTGATGCCGCTGTCCGGTTCGGAGTCAACGGTGGTTAACGCACCGGGTAGGCTGCTTGTCCATCCGGTCAGGCCGTCCTCGAAGCTCGGGTTCCTAAGCAGGTTCATTGTCGGTACCCCACCCCCAATCGCTTTCGCGTCGAGTGTCGCGGGCGGCTGCCAAGCGGTCACGGTTTCCTTCACGTCCACCAGCATTGGCAGCAACACGATGTCGCATGGTTTGCCGGTGGAATCGACCTTGCCGTAGACGCCGAGCGTGCAGTCCGTCGCCTCACGGAGCGTGAACGTCCGGTTGGCATGGTTCTGGGCGTCCACGTATTGCAGTCGGTTGCCGGACTGGTCGAAGACGGCGACGTACACGTTGTAGTCGGTGAGGTTGCCGCTTGATTCGGTCAGCAGGTAGGTGCCAGGCTTGAGTGTGCCCAACGGCCATTTGAGTCCCTTGCCAGCGTCAAGGGCGTCGCTTCTGATCCTCAACGCTCCGAGGTCGGTCACGTTGGCCGTCATGCCGCATAGCTCCCCGCTGGGGCCGTAGGCGAGCTGGTTCACGCTTTTGGGAACGCGATTGGCAACAGGCCGTCGGCGAAGGTCGCGGCCACGGCCATGTATCCGTACACCGAATAGTTGTCCACGATCTTGGTGGGGTCGGTGTTGGAAAGCTGGGTGGGGCCGCCGCTTTCCCACACGGTGACGGCGGTCGGGTCGATGAACGCGGCCGTTCCGGTCGGGGCCTTCGGCAGCAGGTACACCGGCACGCGCATGAGGTTGCCCACGACGCCGGTCAGGTCGAACGCGCCCAACGTGTCCGAACCCTTGCCGGAAATGTCCAGGAATCGGCTGCCAGAATCGGTGAGCGACACCAGTGCAAGCGCCACGTCCTTGGAAACGGCGAGACGGGTCAGCGAAGCGTTGCGGTCATCCATGACTTCGGCGGCGTCCAAGATCAGGCCGGCCCAGTTGTTCGGGGTCATGCTCGCCAACGCGGCGGGGGCGTCGATCTTGTTGGCGTCGCTGGTCGCGTCGCGCTGGGACTTGATGAGGTTGTACAGGTAGGTGCGCACGGCGTTTTCGGTGGCCTTCGCGTAGGCGTTGTTCAGGGCGTGCAAGGCCGTGTTCAGCATTGGCGTGGTGCTGCGCTCGATGGTCTGGCGCGAAAGCGTGGTGTAGCCGCCGTAGGTGTTGATGTCGGCGGTCTTGGTGCCGAACTTCACTTTGCCGAAGGTCAGGGCCGCGCCCTCGGCGGTCTGCTTGTCCACGGCTGTGGTGTCCTCGCTCACCACGTTGTATTCCATGCTCATACCGGTGGCCGGCAGCGTGTCATGTGTGAGGATATTGGTCACCTTGCGGCGCTGCTCGATCAGCCGCAAATCATCCCTAATCCACGCCACCGTGTTCCCGGTGTCGCCGGTGGCGATGAGGTCGCGGCACTCGTGCATCAGCTGCACGGCCGCGTCGTCGCCACGGTAGAGTGCCTGAAGATAGTCGCCCGCCGTGCGATACTCCGTGCCCAGCACCTTGGCCTGCTCGTGGTCAGTGTTCCTGGCAATGGCGGCTTTCATGTTGCGCTGCTCGTCCATGACGCCGTTCAGCTTGTCGTTGATTTCCGCAAGGTCCATTTCGTTTCCTTTCCTGTTGTTTCCGGTTTCCTGAATGTTTTCGCTGCTGCGCTGCGAAGTGATCTTCGCGGCCTCGTAGGCGGGCCACGACACCACCGACACTTCCAGCAGACGCACGCGCTTGCGGTGGGTGACGCCCTGCTTGTCGGTTTCGCTCTCAATCGGCATGAAGCCGACGCTGAGCGAGTCCAGCGCGCCGTCGCGCAACAGGGCCACCACGTCCCGGCCGCGCTGCGTGTCGCTGATGTGCGCCGTGATGTGCAAGCCGTCCTCTTGGGGGTGTGCGCCGGTGATGCGGCCGATAAGCTCCCCGTGCTGATAGCAGAGCTTCGCCGTGTCCGTATCGTCGAAAACACAATCGGCGTCGAACGTCTCGGCACCGTCCCATGTGCTGATCACGCTGCCGTAGGGAACGGCCACACCCTCCAACGTGCGCCCGTCGCCCTCTTCGGCCGCGCGTAGGCACACGCCCTTAAACCCGATTTCATGCTTCATTCTGCGTCTCCTGTTCCTGTGGCTGCTCCTGTGGTTCCGGTTGCGGTGCCGCGATGAGAGGCGGCAACGCCTCCCTTGCGCGCACCTCGTTAACGTCCATCCACCCGGACTCTATCGCCGTCTTGTAGGCGTTGAACCGGTCGGCCATGTCGGCGCGGCGGCTGCTGTCCCAGTCGAACGCGGCCGTGCGGCCCCTCGGCAGCAAACGGTTGAAAAGTTCCTCTATCTCGCCCGCATAAGCCGCCAACGTGTAATCGGCGAACTCAATCCAGCTTTGCTCGATATTCGAGTAAGTAAGGTTGCTACCGTCAACGGCCGCCAACATGATGCTCGCCGGGATGCCTAGAAGCCGCGCGATCTGAGTGGTGTCGAATTTCTGAGTCTCTAAAAACTGCAGATCTGCCGGTTTCATGTCCAAGGGCACGTATTTGAGTTTCGAGCCGAGCACCTTCACATCGCCGGCCTCACCCGTGGCTTTCCACGCCTCCTTGGCGTCCTTGGCCACCTGCGGCGTCACCTTTTCATCCGTCTGCAAATAGCCCTTGAGGTTGCTACCGTCGCTATAGAACTTGGCCTTGTAGGTGCGGGCCATCTGCGCGGCCTCCACCTCCTCACGCGCCGCCGAGATTGGACCAAGCCCACGCAACCGGCCAGGCACGTTCAAAAACTTGCAATGAACGATCTGGTCGGCCGTGTAATCATGGCCCAGATAGCTATAGCGGAGCTTGGGCGCGGCCGGGTCGTTGCCGTCGTCGCTCACGGTCACGAGGGATGGTGGAAGCACCTCGCAAGAGACCACTTCGCCATCGAAACGCACCAATCGCACGAAAGCGTTCCCGTCCAATACCATGCTTGCCACCATGTCCGCGAGGAAGTCGCGGCGGCTGCGGTTCACGTCCGGCTGAAGCACGATGGAGGAAACCGTGTCGAGCTTCACGCCTCCCCTGATTTCATGGATGGGCAAACCGGTGATGGCGGTTTGCAGCACTTGCACGCCACGGAACACGGTTGAGAGGCTCAACGGGTCGCAGTTCCCCAATCGTGCGGGCGGCTTGATGCCGTCCGGCATGTCCGCGTCGGCACCGCGCGTCAGCACGCGGACCGCCATTCTCACACGCTCCCAAATGTTCATGCGGCCAAGTATCACCGCCAAGCGCCAAGCCCGCCACAAGCCCGCCGCCCAATGCCGCATAATGCCGCCACGCGACGCCGAACGCCACCGGCTAGTAGATTTGCAGCGGCCCCGTTTCCTCGGGCCTGTGGGCGGCTCCCCAAGCCGCCAACATGCAGCTTTCCAACGGTGACGTTAGGCCGGTGCTTCCGCGTCGGCTCACGCGCCATGCGTCGCCGGCCCATTTGCGCGCCGAGTTCGCGGCGCTGGCGTCCAACTCGGGGTCTGCCGCGTGGGTTATCGCGTGGTTAGCCAAGCCGGCAACGAAACTCTGTCCGGTGGTCAGGTAGTCGGCCGCGTCCATGTCCACGAACCGCAGCAGCGGGTCGCCCGCGTCGTCGGTCATGTGGCGCAACCGGTCGGACAAATCGGCGGCGGTGCCGCGCGCGTCGATCACCGCCGGAGCGCCGTACTTCGAGCACAAGCGGGTGAGTTCGGTCGGCGCGTACCCGGTGCCGTCCAAGATTCTCAGCAATTGCACCGTTATGGTGCCGTCATTGTTGGCGATGCCAGCCGAAACGCTCGTGTGCGTCCCGTCCACGTCCACCGCGACGCCGAACACCACCGGCCGGCCGTCCAAGTCGCCGCGCGTCACCGGTGCCGTTACCGTAGCCGCCCACAACGCCTCGTCTATCGCCCTGTCAGTTATACCCTCGTCCCGACGGTTGCCGAACGCGCGCGCCCAACCTGCCGGGTTGCCCTGGAACTGTTCGCGGAAGTCGGCCAACTGCGCCTTGTTCCACAAGAGTCCGGCGGCTGGATGATGGCGCATGATGCTGTCCAGATTCTCCGGATCTTCGTCGGCTGGCAACCCGAAGTCGAACCAACATGTGCGGCGCGACTGTTCGCCAGCCCTGCAAGCGTCAAGTCTACGGTTGAAGAACGTCGATTCTGCCGTTCCCTCGGTGCTGGTTATCCATAGTTGCGGCTGCACGCCGGTGGCCTTAAGCCTTGTCGCCATGGTCGGCATGAAGCCATCCAAAATGGTGTTTCCGGCTTCCTCGGACAACGAAAACGCCTCGTCCAACGTGATTTTGTCGCCTTGGACGCCGTGCCCCGCAACCTTGGTAACGCTCTTTGGCATTATCACGCTGCCATTGGCGAACGGCTGGCGCAAGTCGCCCGCGCCGAGATACGGCCGTGTGGTTATTGCGGCAAGCGGCGAGCTGCCGAGCGTTTTCAGATATTTCTTGAAGTGGTCGCCCGCGTCCTTGCCCGTCTGCGCCAAATAATAGATGAAACGATCTGGTCCCCACTGCGAGTTGCGCGTGTCCACCGCGTCCACAAGCGTGCTTTTTCCACACTGTCGCGGTGTGCTCAATATCACCGTGTCATAGAAGTAAGTGCCTGTGTCCGGGTCTATCTCGCCCGCCACGTCGGCCACCAACCGTTGCCATGGCAGCAGAGGCGTGCCAAGCAACCGGGCGAACTTGGCGACTATAGGCCCGTCGGTGCGGCGGTCCGGGTTTCGCTGGGTGCCGCCGCGCAATGGCGTCATGCCTGTGCCTCTTCCAGCAGACTGGCAAGAGCTGGGTCGATTTCCTGCCTTGACTGAAACTCGGTTTTCAATTCCTGGTACCAGGCCAAGAGCTGGGCCATGACACGGCTCGTGTCGCGTCCTTTGACGTTCAGCGCGTCGAAATTGCGGGCAATGTTGATCATGGTCTTGCACACGTACTTGGCGTTAGGGTCAAGCTGCCTATCGCCCACGAAACTCTCGATAAGCTCCTTGGTGGCGCGTTCCTGCAAGCCCTCGTTGGGACCATAATAATCATTGAAACCGTCCAAGGTCATTTGCATTTTCCAACCTCCTTAATAGCTGGTTTTCGTTGGTATTCCGCTGGTTTCCAGAATTTTTTTATCAGGTTCGAGAGAGTGAAAAAGTGGGCGCGGGGTCTTTTGGCCGGCCGTTCGCTTAAAAAACAGGTTCACCATTCCGGCCTTGAAGCCACAGTGACGCGATCACTGCGAAGCCCAAGGCGTGCGAGCGTGGCCCGGCGTTCACGTTGCCTTGCGTCCACCAAAGCCTGTGAGATGTGCAAGCCGTACCATTGGCGCACCAACCGCTTGGCCTGCTCGGTCTCGGCCCGCTCCCACTCCACCTCGAAGCCGGGATCTATCACCCGCACGTCGTAGTCAAGGCTTATCCACTCGTCAAGCATCCTAGGGTGTCGCTTGCTGCTTGGCATGGTGCGGATCATCCACACGTCAATAGGCTCCTGCGTTATGGCGAACTGGCGATAGGCTGCGGACCACGCCATGGCAACCGCCCGCCGCTGCGCCATGCTGGGCGACTCCGGTAGGCGCATGGCCCGGGCCAACGCCGGCCACGACACAACCGGGTCGCCTTGCTGCCTGTGAGCCTCCACCCATTCCACGGCCTCACGGTCGCAGGAACCGGGCGGCGTGACCGCGATATGCAAGCGCGCCCCATAACCGTAAAGCACGCGGTCCTGGCGGCTGGCGTTGCAATGCTTGCACGCGCGTCGGATGTTCGCCACGGTGTCCATGCCGCCATGCGCGTAAGGCACTATGTGGTCGTCTTCCTCGCCCACACCGGTGCAACCCGGCAGCCTGAGCCAACAAGCGTTGCCCCACGTCTCGATCACCTTGGCCCGCACAAGCGGGTCGATGGTCTGCCTGCGCGCCATCACCTGCCATGCTTCCTAGCCCGCACCCACATGTCGAGATCGGCCAGCTCATACAAGCACGGGGAGTTGATGGCGTCGCCCGCCTTAAACCATTCCGGCCCGCGATTATCGGCCCTCATACGCTCCATCGTCCTAGGGGAGACGCCAAGATAGATAGCAGCCTGTTCAGTGGTCAGTTTCGCGCGCGGGTTCACAGTAGACCACACCAAGCCTTGAGCGATGTCAACAACTCGGCACGGTCGAACACCTGCGCACTTCCGCGCCTCTCGGGCTTGCCCAAGATGCCGTCGCTGATAAGCTGCTGCATCACATGGTCGCCGCTAGGGTCGGCCGTCGGCGCGATCTTGTTCAGTCGAAGCACACTGATGGCAATGGAACGCGCAATGGTGTCCGCTCCAATGGTGTCGTGCTCCAATTGCCTGATATTCCATCGAATGGCGTTCTTGATGTCCCTCGTGCGCTGGGCCTTGCTCTTCGGCACCGTCCTCTTGGCACGTCGGCGTGTTGGCTTGTAATCAACCGAATAACCCATGTCTCGAACCTCGTTTCATATTGTGAGTAAGTGGGTAAGAACTGTGGATAAGAACTGTGGATAAGTGGATAAGAATTGTGGATGATGTGCCCTTCGGGCGGTGGGGCGTTAGAGCGGGGAACCCAGCCAGGAAAACACAAGATTGCTCAAGTGTTTTCCGCGTTAGGGTTCGCCATGCAAGGTTGCTTCGTAACGGAGCCGCGCCGTCGCATAGGTCAGCGGCCGAAGCCGCGCGCAAGGTCTCGCCGCACAGCCCGGCACGTATGCCGGCGATGGTCCCCAGTTGCGCCCGAACAAGACGCCGTGAAGCGATCTGTATACACCCGCATAGCTCCCCGCTGGGGCCGTGGTAACCGCCCGGCATTCCGGGCGTGTTTGTAACGCGCTGGGCAAGGCGCGGCCGGGTGCTTTATCACGCCTCACCAGCAACCGACCTTCGGCTGGGTCAAAGGCTATGAAGTTATCGGACGCCGTCAGTCGTCGTCGGTGAGGAACTCACCAAACCGGACGACGGCGAGGGTAATCCCGAGCATGAGGAACACGAACGGGCTTACCAGCAGCAGCACGACGGTCTTGATGAAACGTTTCACGGTCAATCCTCGTTGAAGCATCGGGTGATCTGTTTCTCAAGATCGTCAAGCTCGTAACCGTTGAACGGAACGCGCACGGTGATGCCTTCTTCCGTCTCAACGATCAGCTCGAAGAAGCAATGCCGCTTGCCATCCACCCGCTTGACTGTGACGCTCATTCCTGGGCTCCTTCCCACTCACGACGGGCACGCCTCGCGTGCGTCATCGCCTTGTTGATCGCGCCCTTCATCGCCTGAAGGTCGCCCATGTCCAAGCCATCGAACCCGAACGTGCTTCCGGCCACCTTGATACGGCACTTGAAGCCGTAGGGCTTGCCGCCGGTGCATTCCGACGGGTCGATGTCCTGCACCTGGAAGTAATTGCTGGTGCATTCCGGATTGAAAACGCTCATTTCACCTCCAACGGAGCTCGCCCAAGGAGCACATCGGCGCTGACATGCAAGAGTTCGGCAAGCTCGTTTATCTCATTCACACTGAAAGCGATTCGGCCAGTGCATTTCTGCGAGACCGTGGACCGTGCGCAGTGCAATGTTTCAGCGACTTCCGCCTGTGTCAGGCCATTGAGCCCCATAAGGCGTTTGACCTTTTCACCTACAGTTGGTGAATCTATTAAAATGTTTGTCACACTCACATCTAACCACGAATGTAGTTAGGCCTGCTCGTTCGGCGTGTCGTGTTCTATCTTTTTGTTAGTTTCGCTAAACTTATGTGCTATGACAACAGCAACAATCAGCCCTAAGGTCGCAGCTCAGGCCGAATCTGTCAGTTTGCAGGATATAGTCACGCGAAATATGAAAGTGGCCATGACTCTTCGCAATGTCAAGCAAAAGGATCTGGCGAACGCTCTTGGCGTCGATAGGTCTTCGATTTCACAGAAGATGACTAGGCGAGTGGCATGGAGCCTTGAAGATATAGAAAAAGCCTCGGACTTCTTTCATGTGAAGCCCGAGGCGTTGGTAGCGGGGCATGGATTTGAACCATGGACCTCTGGGTTATGA